ACTACTAACACAACAGGTGCTACCGAAGGAACATATTTTATAAATTCGTATACTACAGGTATTTCTTACTCCGGCACAGACACAGGCACTCTTCCAGCCGACTGGGCTCTAACAGTTACCGTAGCCGAAAATGGCTTTTCTTCTGTTACTATAAATAACCCGGGACACCGCTTTGAAAGTAATGAAACAATAACTATACCAACCGCTATTATAGGAGGAACAATTGCTTTAGTTATAGAAGTAGCTACCCGAATGAACTTTGATATTGATGATAATTATGTTGCAAGTCCTGATAATGATGTTTGCGGAAAAACAATAGATTCCTGTAAAACTAGGTTTCATCCTAAGTATACTGGAAATACTCATACAGCTACAGATATTGCTCTTCCTTTTGGGGGCTTTCCAGGAAGTCGTAAGTTTAAATAATGATTGAAGAAATACAAGAACATTTCGAAAAAGAGTATCCACGCGAAGGATGTGGAGTTATTGGAATTGTGAAAGGAAAAAAACAATGGTTTCCTTGTACAAATGTTGCAGAGGGTGATGAAGATTTTATACTTTCATCTGATGACTACTTTAAAATTGTTAAAAAGTGTGATATATTTGCAATTGTACATAGTCACCCAGATGCTTCAAATGAGCCTAGTGTTTCAGATATAAATAATTGTAATGCTCTGGGAATTCCTTATTGGATTTTTAGCTACCCAAGTATGGAATTAAATATTGTAGACCCTGAAGAAAAAACGTATCCTTTAATCGGCAGAGAGTATAAGTTTGGAGTACAAGATTGTTTTGAAGCAATGAGAGATTACTTAAAGAGTCAAAATATTGACATACCTCCGAGAATACCTTTTGAAGATAATTGGTGGGATAGAGAATTAGATTATTTTTCAGAAGAAATTATAAAACAATGGGGGGGAATAAAAGTCTCTTTAGAACAAATACAAAAAAATGATGTTCTTATATTTAAAGTAAAGCATGATGTTCCGGATCACTGTGGTGTTTATATTGGAGATAATAATTTCTTTCATCACGCAGAAAATAGATTATCTTGTAGAGAGCCTTTAAATGAGTTCTGGGTAAAAAGTTTAGACGGAGTTTATAGATATGGAGCGTAAAGTATATTTAGAAGGAGCAATAGCAAAAAAATTCGGCTCTGAGTTTACAATTTATGCAGAATCTGTAGCAGATGTATGGAGATGTTTAAATTGTAACTTTCCAGAACTTCGAGAGTATCTTACTGAGTGTCACGAAAAAAATATAGGATTTCTCTGCCAAGTAGGAGACAAAGGACTTGATGATGAAGAAGAAATGCTGCTAAAAATGGGGGAAGGGGATATTTTTATATCTCCTCAGCCTGCGGGTTCAAAAAGTGGTTTAGGAAAAATATTGGCGGCAATAGCTATTGTAGCAATAGTAGTATGGTCAGGAGGTCAGGCTCTTGCATTGGCAAATGCTTCTGCAGCGGCAGCAGGTGCTAGCACTACCGCGATTACTTTTGGCTCTGCTTTGGCCGCTGGCATGAGTAGTACTCTTGGTCTGCTTGCAGTAGGGGTCGCGGTGAATTTGGCAATTACAGGAATACAGCAAATGATGGCTCCTGACCCCGGGGTGGACTCTCCTAACGTTTCAGCAGGAGAAAACTCATATTTATTTCAAGGAAGTGAACAATCTGTTTTAGAAGGAGATCCAGTACCTGTTGCATATGGAGAATTACGCATTCCAGGCCGTCCAATAGGATTTGAGTTAAGAAATAAACAAAATGTGTACAGTAACTATTACTATAACGGAGGCTACGGATATGTTCCCGGGGACCCTAGGTACTATGCTCGTATTACGATTAGGTAAAAAAGGAAAATATCAATGGTAACTCCTGTAAAAAGCAATCAACAACATATTTTTATTCACGATAGCCTGTGTGAAGGTCCTATAGACGGTCTTTTATATGGTGATGCTTCTATTTTTCTAAATGGAAATCGAGTAAAGGATCTTGATCCAGACGCTCCTTGGAGTCCGGTAGGGGCCAAGATATATTTTGACTCTTCCACAGATACTTCAGGTGTCGTGCAGACCGAGACAAGTATACCTTCCATTATGGTAGGGACTCCAAAAAATTCTAACTTTATAGTATTACGAAGTGCAGGAATTAGTAAAAGCAGTTCGAGCGCGAGTGGAACTAATGGAAATATTTCTATTACAGGGGCATCTGATTTTTCCGAAGAATATAATACCTATAATCAGGCAGCTTTTGTTGCTTTACAATCCCCTAGTAACGGTGCTTTGCCGACAACTGTATCACCGAGTGATGGAGGTACTGGGTACACGAGTGCTCCCAGTGTAAAAGTAGTCTATGCTGCTACTGGGATTCAAGTACCAAATATTACGGCCACCGCCACTGTGTCAAATGGGTCAGTAACATCTATTTCCGTTGGTGGGACAGGTAACACTGGATTGATTGGACTTTTTCGATTTGAAGTAAGTTCTCCCGAATTAATTGAAAATAGATTTATTGCTCTCGCAAATCCTACTACTAATGATATAATGGCAATCGGAGAAGGTAAATGGTCCTCTGGGGACACTTTAACTTTTATTCCTTCCACCGTTAATTATAATCAACATTACTGGCTAGCAAATAGTAATGTTGATTATAAAGTTCAAGTTATAGAAACTCGAGAAATTACTTCTATAGGTAGTATTACTATAAATGTTGATCAGGGGCCTTCTTTAGGAGCAGGTACTTACTCTTTTACATTAACAGGGTCTAGATCCCCAAGTGCTTCAGAATTAGATGCAGAAAATCCAGGATCCTCTGAAAATTTTGTAGCTCAATTTAGGGCGGGCGATACATTTCAAGATCCAATTACAGAATTAAATGGTGTTGGTGGAGGAACTCCGTATACCGTATCCTTAAATACTTTAAGTAATACTATTCTAAGACAAATAAACTATACTGAATGGAATAATAATAATCCGAACGATACGCTCTCAGGAGTTCAATTACATTCGACAACTGGTTACCCAGAAGGGCAATCAATTAATAGTGAAGGAAATACAGAACCTTTTGTAGTTCAAGGAAGTAATTTTTCTTCAAATCCAGACGTTGTTAAAAGTTTAGATGAAGTTAGAATTTCTATAGGGTATAATTCATTACAAGCCATTCGTAAAGATAATGGTGATGATATATATAATTATGCTAAGTATCTTATTCAAATTGCAAGAAAGCCTCCGGGAGCAACCGAGTACGAAAAATATAAGCATGCTTTTCGATCTGCCGATGGAACTTCTGTAGGTCAGATTGAACATTCAGGAAAAGACAGAAGTGCTGTTTCTTTTGAACACTACATTGATCTTTCTATAATTAAACCTTTTGAAGATTTTAAAATTCGAATATTTAGGCTAACTCGACCGAAAGGACAGGGTGTTAGGCAGGGAGGAGGCGATCAACCCTCAGCTTGGGATACAGATCAAGGGGATTCAACTTCTTCTATTACAAACGTTGTTGGAATAAATAAAGATAAGTTTTCTTACCCGTATACCGCTCATGCAGGACTATTTTTAGACTCTAAAGAGTTTACTTCTGTTCCTAATAGAAGTTATGAAATTCGAGGAATGAAAGTAAAAGTTCCTCAAGGATACTTACCTAGAGAATATTCTTCTGCAATTCAACCTAAACCTGATGGAAATGGAAGCTATATATACTATACAGTTCCTACTTACCCCAATTTTTGGTCGGGCTCTTTTAGCGACGAATTATATTATACAAATAACCCTGTATGGGTCTTTTTAGACCTTATTACAAATGATCGTTTTGGGGCGGGAGAATGGATAAAGCTTTCCGACATAGATATATATTCTCTGTATAGGGTTTCAAAATATTGTGATGAGCTAGTTCCTGACGGAAAGGGGGGCTATGAGCCGAGGTTTACAGCAAACTTGTACCTAGCGAAAGCGACTGATGTATATAAAGTTGTTAAAGATATGGCAACTATTTTTTCGTCTATTGTATATTGGATGGATGGAAAATTATCCACAGTATTAGATGCGCCGGGAGACCCTGTATATAGTTTTTCCAAGGCGAATGTTCTTGACGGAGCTTTTGTGTACGAAAGTACAGGGCAAAAAACAAGAGTTAATCAAGTTGTAGTAACTTGGAACGACCCGAGTATTGGATATGAACAATCAAATGTTATAGTTGAGGATAGAAACGATATTGTTTCCTCTGGAAGAGTTATAAGTCAAAATGCTGTTGCTTTTGGCTGTACTTCCGAAGGGCAAGCACGAAGATATGGCAAATGGAAGCTTTTTACTGCACAAGGCCAAAGTGAAATTGTATCATTTAGAACTTCTTTTGAAGGTCTTTTTCTTAAGCCTGGAGATGTAATCGAAGTACAAGATGCTTCACGTTATGGATCAATGCTTAGTGGCCGTGTTGCTGGAGTAACTACTGATGGTAGTAGTAACCATGTCGTTACAGTAGATAGACCTTTAACTTTAGATGCTAATAATACTTATAACTTAAATGTTC